TCCTTGTAGGGCTTCGAGCCATATTCGTCCGGGAACGTGTTCTGGATCGTGGCATAGAACTCTTCGGTCCAGGCCCGGTGCATGGTGATCTGGTCGCAGAACTCATAGAGCGGCGCCAGCCATTCGTGGATGCCGTTGGTGTATTCGGCGACCGCCTTGGCGTCTTCGGTGCCCTCGCCAAAGCCCTGGGTCAGCGTGTCGCTCTTGAGTAGCATGGCCGGCATATCGGCGGATGCCGCGACATTGTCGATCGCGTTGTCGCGCGCCATCTTGGCCGGGCCTTCGAGCTGCTGCATGTTGAGCGTCTCGATCGCGTCCTCGGCGCCAACCGTCAGCACATTGCCGGTCTGGGCTTCGAGCAGGAGATTCCGCTTGGCCGCGTTGAGCGTTGCCATCGCCTTGTCGATGATGGAGCCCGGGGCCTTGATCTTCGCGACCAGCAAGCCCGCCTTTTTGGCGACCATGTCGTCGGTGATCATGGTCTGGAGGAAGGTTTTCAACGGGAACAGCGCGCGCTGATAGACCGAACGCCCGGTGTAGCCGAACGCCGATCCGGTGTAGGAGATATAAATCGGGCGCTCGTGCATCAGAATGGCCGAGCGCGACGGATGATAAGCCTGCCCTTGCACCGTGACGTTTGCCGTCTTCTGGAAATCGATCGAATTCGGGTCTTGGTTCAATGTCATCGAGCCCGCCGTGTTGAGCGGGTCGAGGCAGTTGTATCCGATCTTCGCGCCCGACAGCTTCCACAGATCGAGCGGATCGCCAGGCTTCAAGCCGTCGACGATCAGTGTCAGAGCGCCGATGCCATATTGCCGGGCGAACTGCGCGACGGTCGCAATGACCGTATCGCATTTGTCCTCAAGCCGTTGGCGCTCGAACGCTTCCTTGATGCTATCGGCCGGCGCGGCAGGCACAACAATCTCGCGCTTCTGGCTCTGGGCCTTCTTGATGGGCGTGTCGACCATCTTTTTTCCGAGCGCGTGATATTCGTAAATTGTCTTGCAAAGCTGATAGGAGACGTCAGAGCCCGGGACAATGGCGTCGCACATCAGGACGTCGCTGAGAACGCTCCCGACGTTCGATCCATTGATCACGATGCCCGACATTTAGAAGCCTTCCGCGTTGCCTATAGGTTGCGCAATCTAGTATTTTCGCTATTGTTTCAGATATGACGCGGGATCAGCAGCCGGTAAATACCGGACAGAACAGCCAATGTGAAACATGCGGAAAAACGTTCTACGTTTTCAGATCACGTATCGGGAAAAAGAAGTTCTGTTCCATTGAGTGCAAGCGCGATGGATATTTAGGAAAAACAACCATAACCAGCACAACACAGGCGGAAGCGCGTGTGCGAGGCGAGCGTTTTTATTTTACAGGGAAACCTTGCGCTAAAGGCCATCTTTCGCGCCGATATGCCAGTTGCTGCCGATGTTTTAAATGCGCAAAGGCTGAAGAAGCCAAACTCCGTACCGCCTCTAGCGAGCGCAGAGCCGCGCGACCTCTCTCAGTTAGAGAGCGGGCCAAATTGAACGGGGATATACGCTATACCTCCGGTAAAATATGTCCACGCGGACACCATTCCGATCGACTGGTTGTTAATAGCGCTTGCGTCGAATGCTCACGCGAAGACCGTATTAAGCGAGAAGCAGAGGATTCCAGAACCCGTGAAAGGCGCATCGCCTACCGAAAAGAGAATGCGGAACGCTACAAGGCACATACCCGCAACCGCAGAGCGAAGGCCAAAGATTCAGAAGGCGAGCACTCACAACAGGACGTCGCCGATATGATCAAACAGCAGAAAGGCAAATGCGCCTATTGCAAGAAAAAACTGTCGAGCGGCTATCACGTCGACCATATCCATCCCTTGTCGAAGGGTGGTCGCAATGACCGTTCAAACCTCCAGATAACATGTAAACCCTGCAATCTACGAAAACACAACAAAGAACCAGAAGATTTCGCCAGGCTTCTTGGAATGTTAATCTAGTTAGAAGCCTTCGCTATTTCCACAAGATATAGCGACTGCATAGCAATAACAGTCAAGAAGATCGTCAGCCCGTCTCGCCGCATCTTTATCATTCATGCGGAATCCACAAACCTGACCGATCAAATGGTTTCGGCTTGTGCCCTTATAGGTCGAAACCTTGTCGTGAGCGAATTGGCTGAGCTTCACATCGCCCCGGTAAACGTAGCCGGAAACCGAAAGGGCGCGCTCATCCTTGCCCTTCGCCGTCAAAAGGCTGTCGATCGCTTGCGCCGGCCAGCCCCGGCGAACCGCCTGCTGAATCAGAATGGTTCCTGAAGACTTATCTTCGATCCACGCCCCGAGTGATCCAGCGCGTGAGCGGCACTCGCGCGCTAGGTGTTCAAGTCTCTGAAAGACAGTCGGGAGCCAAACTTCCAGCAAGTCTCCTTCGATTTGCTCAATATCCCAATCGAGGATCGTTAGAGGCGCCCCGTCTCCAATTCTGTTGACCGCGCAATAAATGACGCCGGTTCCGTCATTCCCGGAACCCGTCTTGACCGCGGTGTCAATGACCGCAAACACACCATCGCACCGATCTGGCATCGGGGCTGGCTTGCCATCCACCAACATTTTATCAAGCGCAAAGAATGCAGCGCCAGACCAGTTGACCCACTCAGCTTCATACTCCTGCCTGAAAACAAGAGGATGCTCAGTGCGCTTCAGGTCTTCGATATCTGCCGCTGGCAAAAACGGGTTATTCCGGCTTGGGGCGTGATACTCGACAAAGCCCTGGTCAGCCTGATTGGTGATCTGCCAAAAGAAATTGTCCGGGTCTTCTCCAGACGTGTTCGATGCGGCGATGCACTTTCCGCGATAATCCAAAAGGGTCGGCTTGATCGCCTTGCGCCACGTGTCCGACATCGACTCGTCAGTGAACGCGACCTCATCGATCAAAGCAACGTGATACTTGCGCGACCGGCCAGCGTTCCCGTCATTCAGCGTCCAAAACTCGACGGACCCGCCGTTAATCGTGCGGATAATGCCGTTATTTTGAGATGCGTTTTTCGTGACCGGGCGCAAAATGCGCGCAATTTCCTGATACGTCTCCGAAAGACGCTTGTAATCAGGAGCGAAATATCCAGCCAGCCGCCCCTTTAGCGCCACATCGCTGGCGATGGTCGACAGCATGGCTGTCTTGCCCCAACGGCGTCCGCATCTAAGAGCGAAAAAGCGGTTAGCTCGGAAAACCTCATAGGCCTTGATCTGGTCAACATGAAGCGTAGGGAGTTCCACGGTAACTTCCGCCATATCCCCCGCGCCTCATATGTGGGCGCTATTCAGGAAGGCCCCCAATTACTTTAATCGTAACATTTGCAGATGTGGCGTCCGACCCAAACATCCCAAGATGGCGCCCAAGGTCGACCAGCGCCGCGCGCTTATCGTGCATCTTGAGCTTCAATCCATCCTTGGTTTGCGAAACCTCCGCCACAGCCCCCGCCGCGTCGTCGTCAATCGCGTCAGACCCGACGAGCGCAACTCCGTTCGATATCTGGACATTGCCGTCGTCATCAAACACCGCGACGCCATCGCCCCACTTGATCGCTTTCCGGATATCCGAGAACCCGATCTTCGCCAGTTCGTTCACGATGCGGCTAATTGTGACGCCAGCCTTCTCTGCGGACGCAGTCAACAACTCATCAACGCGAGCGCGAACCTTTTCATTGCCGTTCAAGCGCGAGGCATTACCGTCGTTCTTTGAATAGCCCGCCGACACATAAGCCTGAGACGCGGGGGAGCCTTTGGCAAGTTCCTGCGCGAATAACTCGTGCTTCGGGTTACTCAGGATCGGCATTTGAAAAAGGCCTGATTGTTTCTGATATCCCTATGAAGGGATTTGAGCGGTGGTTTACACAAACGGGGCCAGTTTCTCATTCTCGGCCTTGAGGATGTTGGCATGGGCCAGAGCAGCCTGCGCCACACGCTCATAGGCCGTGATCTTTTCGGCGTTGGCCTGAAGCTGGCTCGTGATAAACTGCTTGGTCGAGGTGACGGATTCGCTCGCGGCCGAAGCAATCGCGGCTTCCATTTCCTGGAGGTTGGTTACAATATCAGACATGGTTCAATCCTTAGTGCCGGCGCTCGCCGAAACAGATCGCCATCGAGGCGTAAAAGCTGGCCCGGATCATTTCGAGATAGGCAGCCTGCATTGCGAGGAACGGCATGAGGTTGAAAAGGTCAGCCTGCTTGCGAAGGCGTCGAGCCTGACGCGCGTCTGCCATGCTGACCAGTTCGCCCATGTGGCCTAATCCTCGTGGACGATTTCGATGGGCTTGGGGCGCTGTACCAGATCGATCACGGCCTCAGCCTTTTCCAGAGCCTTGGCTTTGCGAGGCTCGGACCATTCGGGATGGGCGCGCGAGCCGAGGTCAAAGGCGTGCGGGTCGATGATCGTGGCGATGGTTTCAACGAGGTCGGTCATTTGGGCTTGTCCGCCTTGGTCGTCATCAGCTTGATGGAGACAACGCCCTCGTGGTCGCGGACGACACAGAAGGAATGGCCTTTGGGGACAAACCGGAACTGACCATTTGGCAGTTCCCACGCCTGACCGTTGAGAATGTCATGCTCAGGAGCGCGAACCCACCCGAAGGAGGAAGCAAGCCCCATTGTCGGGATCATTCCACGGCCCGCAATTCGCCAGCCTTGGCGTGTAGCCGCGTCTTGATCGAGCCGGACAGCAACTGCAGCGCGTGGAGGGCTTTCTCGCCTTCCTTGCGCTCATAGGGGGTCAGATCGCCCCTGCGGTCCTTGAGATAGGACGCCACATCGCCGATCAAAATATCAACCCGATGATGGGCGGGGATGGTCCGCTCGGTCATCTGGAGATATTCGATCATAGGATGACATCTCCGGGCAGTGGAACTCGCTCAGCTTTGGGCTTGGTCTCAGACCATCCAATGAACCGCAGCGACGCCTCGACGTAATTCGCAGCCAGCAGGATCATATCGGACGCTGGCGCCCGGTGCAGATCAGCCTCGCGCTTCAATTGCTTGAGCATTGAGGCGAGACGGCGGGCGCTGTCCTTGCTGACAGCCTCGGCGACAGGGGCGGCGTGATCCACGTCAAAGCCTCAACATCATGGCGAGGAAGCCAAGAAACGCCAGCATCCAGACGATCATGGCCGGTGCTCCGCGATGATGCGATTGCCGCCGTCCAGTTCCTGCCGGACCGTCTCGACAATCGAGGCGATGTCTTCAAGCATCGCGGTCACAGTGGCTTCGTCGTATTGCGTCAGGTCGAAGGCTGGATAAAACGTCGGCGTGTCCTCGTAAATTGGCTTCATGAACGCGGATACTTGGTCCACGTAAGGATCATGCCGCCGACAGGACATCGCCGCGCCTTGTCAAGATATGAGAGGAAAGGGCTTTTAGTCTTACGCCGCTGCTCGGGTGCTAAAAGAGGCTTTCGAGCGGGACCGCCTAGCGAGCCCCCATACGGTGGACCTTTGGCTATCGTGCGGTGCTTTCACCCCGTGGCTATTGCCGTTCCGCGCTAGCGCATGATTTTCGACGGCCACCATCCGGTGGTGCCGCCGCTCGAAAGGGAAACGCCGACCCGTGGACCGGCGTATCTGCCGGGATATACCCGACAGGAGAAAGGTTTTCGAGACGGCCAAGATACCGGGGCCTATCTGGCTTAAGGAGGCTGCCTCAGCCCCTGCTTATCCGCCTAGATGCGAGTCACGTCGCCGTGCCGCGTCGTCTCGAAACTTGCACCGCCCGCCAGAGCCTAGCCCGGGCGTATTGCGCCTTGGCCGGATCGCGCCGGGGCGGAAAAGGATGTGCGTACGGCGCTTAGTCCCGCTGACAAGGCGGTGTCGGACTGTTACGACCCCCACAAAGAGAGCTAGTCAGGCTCGCCCAATGGAGAGATTTTTAACCCGCACACTTACGGCAGCCGCAAACACAGAAACTGAAAAGGCCGGAGATCCCGTACATCCGGGGATCAATCCGACCTTCGTGCGCGCACGTGAGATTGATACACGATGCGCCGCATCCTAAAATGAACTATACGAAAAAACCGCAAAGCTTGTCAAGCCCCCTTGTTTTGCTCGCGATACGGACAAATCGTGCGAAATTCAAAATCGCGCAAATCATGCCGCCCGCTCTCCTCTTGCCCACGCAACTGCATTCTTTAACTTGGATTCAGGGACCGCCGCCAAGCCCCAATGTTCGGACAGAACGCGCAAGCCAGCGATGGCGAGTCCCAGCCGATGCTGCCACTCCTCCTCGCGGACAAGAGCCATCGTCGCGGACGCGCAGCCGGGGCCGCCAAGGCCCATAACGCCCTGAGCCTCTACCCATGCCGCCGACGCCCTCTTGACGGCTGTCTCTGGCGTCTCTGAGCCGCAGGAAAGCCCTACCGCCTTGTTCACGTCCTGCGCCTGCGCCGCGCGCTTGACGCCAAGAACCAGCCGATCATAATCATCGAGAATGCCCCCGAGGCGGTCCGCCGCGGCAAATTCCCGCTCTGACAAGGGTGCTGGCTTGCCAATCAAAACCATCCGGCCGCAGACCGACCCCATGCGCGGATTTGCCGCCAGTTCGCGAACGATGGCGAACATCCGAGCCCATTTCACGACTTCATCGACGTTGCGCTCGGCGACTTCCTTGCGCGCCGCCCTTGCCGCAACATAAGCCGGCGTCTGCGTCTTGATGCGCCCGGTTTCGCCGCGATCTACGCCTTCAAGGGCCTTACGGCCTCGTTTCTTCGCCATCTCAAAATTCCTTCGTCTGGAAAGCAGCGGGGCGCGGCGCGTCTGGAAGCAACCGCCAATGCGTAGGCCATTCGTGGAACCGACGATCTCCGCGACCATTCGTCCACGGCCAGTTAGGATATTCATCGTCAAAATGAGCCACCATCTGTTCCCCATCTTTGTCCGTGAACCGACCTAACAAGATCATCTGCCCCTTCGGTGCCGTATCAATCGGGAGCCATCCGTTATCGGGCGCTGGCGCTGGATCGTTCGCGGTGCACCCGGAATAATGCGCTTGATCGTTCCTCGCGCCGCAGTGCTCACAATATCGGTACATAGCCATGTTCAGTTTCTCCGACGATTAGGGTTGAGACGCAACGCAACGGGAACGCGAAGCCATGATTGCACGGCCGATTATTTCCGGGATGACCGGGACGACGGTATTACCGAGAGCGCGCAATCGGTCCACCCGAGCGGGTATCCCTGAAGCCACTCGACCCACGTCGGGTTCAACTGCCCAGACCCCTCCTGCATCCTCAATAGATCC